TATGACCTTATCTTCAATTGTCTTCTGAATCGCGATTCCGTCGTTAGTAAGATAGTCGGCTACCTGTGTAACTCCGACTCGAGTGAAAAAAGAATTTCGAAAAGCCTGGACAGTCATCGGGAACGACAGCCCATTATACCAACTAGTTACGTCCGTATTATTGATCTTATATAGAGCGTCATAAGCCCGAATTACTGTCGTAAATTCTTCGTGAGTCTGATTAGTGACTTCGCTAATATAACCCCTGAAGAGAGGAATCGTCTGCGTGTTATCTGCTACAATATCAGCTTCTATCCACATTCCTTCCAGTGTGTCGTCTACCAGGGTAAAGCATTCGACTTTTAAGGAGGCTGCAATACAGCCCTGAAAAGATAGATTTCCGCTTGATTCGATTGCTTCTTTAAGCTCCAGGCTTTCGCTGACGATATCCTCATTCGACAGGGTTATATCCGCTTCAGGGATTCGGATCTCTATTTCCTTATGAGCTGCGTCGGATTTCCAGGCAGCTTTAGTCGCATCGGTAACTTTAATCATCTATTTTTCCTCGATTTTTACTTCGAAGGGCTCAATATATTCCGTAAGTCCGGCGGACTGTTTAACAGTGATTTCGTAGTCAAGGAATGCGTTGATCGTGACAGTGCTTCCTGACATATTGTCGTAGACAGTACATGGTATAGTGAAGTTCGTCGCCGATCTCTTAGCCTCAAGGACTGCTTTGAACGATGCATAATCAGATATTGAGGAAAAAACCATCTGGAACTTTCCGGAGATCTTGTTCCTTAAAAACCTTCTATGTGTCTCTTCGTTAGCATCCTTATAAGTCTTATAAACAGGAAGCTTGTTCACGTTCCATGTATTTTGGACTATATTTCCTGTGTAGTCGGTCGTTCCGACCTTGAATAATAACGATATAGCCATTTAGCCACCTCACGCGAACGCGCTTTCGCCGTTCATTCTTTTGTAAATCTTATTTTGGTTCTGCATTACATTGAAAAGACCTTCAGCGTCGCCTTCAAGAACGACTCTGTTTTCAGCCATCTGAGGAAGATATTCTTCCATGAGCTGAATGAGTCTGTCGATTCGTGAATCTGTCGTCTGTTCTGACATGGCAGCGCCAGAACCAACTACTGGAGACATCTGAAGCTTTGTCGCTACGTCATCACTAAGATCTGAGACAGCATCTTCGACAAGATCAGCATTATCCTGAATACCACCAGCCCAACCTTCGTCAATCATCTGGCCAGCCCATGCCGCTAATTTTGAAGGCGATCCGATATCGAAGAAGTCGAGAATTTCGTCCCAAATAGCTGACGCAAGTTTCTGAACCGCATCGACAAGAGAATCAATCATATTCAAGAGGCCGTTAATTATTCCCTGAAGGATGTCAGATCCGATAGATAACCAGTCATATTCGCCGAAAACTTCAACTATCTTCGCGATTATTTCGCCTATTCCAAGTACAAGATCCGGAATCGACTGAATGATTCCGGATATAAGTTCGCCCAGAAGCGTGATTCCCGATTCAAGAATCTCAGGAAGATGCTCTCCGATTGTCGCTACAAATTGAGCTATAACTTCAATCACTGAAGAAACTATCTCCGGAAGAGAATCCAGAATTCCCTGAACAAGGCTTCCAAGAAGCTGAACTCCCGAATCCAAGATCGTCGGAAGATTTTCCAGGATGAATCCAGCAAACGCAGTAATAAGTTCTCCGGCTGTTGTGATGAGCTGCGGAAGAGCTTCAAGAATTCCGGTTACGATATTAGTTACGATTTCAACTCCTTCAGCAAGAACAGAAGGAAGAGACTGAGTTATTCCGTCGACTAGCCCCTGAATTGTTTCGAGCCCCTTTTGAAGCATTTCTCCGCCGTTAAATGCGCTTTTTAGCTGCTCAAAAAGAGAGATTCCAGCGCTAACGAGCTGCGGAGCTGTCTGGATGATAGCATCGCCCAAAGCGATTATTATCTGACCAGCTGCCATCAAAAGCGATGGAATAACAGTGGTTATGAATGTAGGCAAGGCTGAAACTATACTTTCAGCCAGTGATATTAATAGTGAAGTAGCCATCTCGATAAGCTGCGGAAGCATTCCGGCGATTCCTTCGATTATGCCTGGAAGCATTTCGGAGATCATTGAAACGACGCTTTCGCTTATTGATCCTATCGACTCGAAAAGACTTTCGAATCCGGCGCTAAGTGCTTCAGAAGCGCCTTCTTCTCCAAGAATGAGACCAGTAAATCCTTCCATTATCTGATTCATTCCAGGAAGAAGCTGAGAGACAAGGCCTCGTCCGACTCCGCTGATAGCTGTCTGCATATCCTGAAGATTGTCCTGGAATGCAGCTGCGTTTTTGACAGCTTCGTCTGACATTACTCCGCCCAGCTCGTGAACTCTGTCTCGCATCGCCTGAGTATCTTCGGCGGATGTATTAAGAAGCGCTCCGAGTTCGGTCGCACCTTTTCCGAGAGTTTTTCCGGCTAAATATGTGCGCTGTGTCTCATCTTCAACGTTCTGAAGCGCTGTGATAGTCGCTTCGAACAGCTCTTCCTGAGACATATTCGCAATTTGTTCCTGGGATATTCCCAAAAGCTCAAACGCGTCCGATCCTGTTTCCGCTGCATTAGCCAGAGTCTTCATAGAGCTCTTCATAGCTTCCATTGAAGTTCCTGAATGCTGCATTACAGCGTCCCATTCCTGATAAGCTTCAGCGCTCAAACCCATCTTCTGAGACATCTTATCAATATTGTCGCCATAGACAGCAAGATCAGACGTTCCTTTAACTACGGCTCCGGTAACTGCGGCCGTAGCTCCGGCTACAATGGTAGCTCCGCCAGCAATTGCGGAACCAATTCCGCCAGCGATATTAAGTCCGGCGCTTTTTCCGGCTTTTGAAGCTTCAGGATCAAGGACTGAAGAGATCGAGCCGCTTATTCCTGTCGCAGATGGAACTATTTGGACGTACGCGGTTCCTAAATCACTAGCCATTGATATCCCTCCAAGCTTTCTCAAAGTCTTCGCTCGAATTGAATCCGATCGGAAGCTTTGACTCGTCTATTTTCTCGGTCAGAAGCTCAACGAACGACTTCGGCCGATTTCTTCCTTTTTGTCCGTCTTCCGTCTTCGCCCATAAGTTATAGCGAGACGAATCAGCGATATGAGCCAGAAGTAGACGATCAAGGTCTACTTCTAGCCCCGACGCTTTCATTTTGATTCTTGAATTATCTCGAAGTCCACTGGCCAGTATTGCAATATATGAACAGGGAAAAGATCTCATATCATATATTCGATAGACTTCAGCCAGGTCACAGATAAGCGATTCCTCATCAAGCGCTATCATTCTTGAGAGGATCAGGATTTTTTTTGTTTCTCACCTATCTGGCTCATGATCTCCCTGAACTCGATAAGCATCTGTCCAATATTTCGGACACCATTCTCGTCTTTGACGTGCTCAGCAAGAGCTGAAGCTCCGTCTGTTCCAAGGAGCATTTTTATACAGTTTCTCGAAGCTACAACTCTAGTTGTAGCGTTTTCGCTCTCACAATCACAGAGAGCGTCAACGAAATCCCAGTCCGCCGCCTTTTTTTCGTCGACATCCCAGACGAATCCGCTCTTCGTCTTAATCTTCATATTTTCCTCCCATTAAGCTGAAGGTGATCCACTCTTCAACAGATACTCATAGTGAGTATTTCCGGAACCGTCCGGAGTACAGTCGTTAGTAACTTCGTAGCCGATCGCGTCAGCATCAGCGTAATTGATATCGCCGAACTCGGAGATCTTAGCGGAAGGAACTACGATTCTCTTCGCTGTGTTATCTCTGAGGATCATATCGATAACGAGAGACTGTTCAGGGATGTCGTCAGCATTTACATTTATAGCGATACCTGTTTCGAGCGTTCCCGAAACATTGTTGTCGCCGTAAACATACTTAAGTACATCCACGTTTTTAACCTCGATAAGTTTAAACTTGAACTGGTCGTCCTTGGATGACAGGATGACAAGAACTGTATTTCCGCCCCAAGCTTTAATTTTCTGAGTTTCAAGGCTTGTGGAGTTTGTGACACCATCTTCTGAGCAATAGCCCAGATTAACGAATGCAGCATCGAGAGCTTCAGTCGTAGTCGTTGGAAGTGGAGTTCCAACTGGAGCGCTGAATACGGCTCCGCCTACTTTTGGCTTTCCGGCGCTGACATTTGAAGCGTTATTCTTATTCATTTTCGCCTCCTTCATAATGCGTAATGTCAAAAACGGCTTGATATCTGTAACGTTTTGAACTTGTATCCGTGAAATCGTAGTCTGAATTTAGGCTTACGTTTACGATATTATCCAGAGTCACGATTCCGTCGTTTCCATCGAGCATCAATCTTTTAACGACTTCATTAATCTCAGCTGCTTCGTACTTAGTCGGAGCGTAGCTTTGAATTGCGAAGATTGATGACTGGATCAGATTTCTTCTTGTTCCGCCCGTCTTTTCGAGAATTATCATTCTCTGGCTCGGATTTTTCGGAACTTCTAAGAGCACCGGAATATCTACCTTAGACGACAAGAAGTCTTTAACTGTAACCTCGATCATATTAGCCTCCCTTAGTCATCGGCAGCCCTACGGCGCTCAAGGACTTAAGCAGCGTATTATTTGCATAATTGTCACTTGCTGCGAATGCATCGTCCGGGTAGACATTGCAGATCGCAACAAAAGAAGCCTGGTGAACTCTGTGAGAATATCCGCTTCCGGCATTAGCCGCGACAGCTTCTCCAGCCTGATCGAGAGCTGCTTCCATTTCTGGAGACTTCATCAGCTCATTAAGACCTGGAAGATTTAGCTTGAAACTTACGTTCTTAGCCATATTCTTCACACCTCATCTTCATATGCCAGGGAAGTGATTCAGGGATATTCGCTTCGATTCCGGTGATAGGGAATCCGAACGTCTTAACCTTATGAACGTGGCCATAAGCGTCCGTCCATTCGACTTCCTTATCAGTCCA